AGGAACTGGGTATGCAGTTAATGACAAAATCAACATATTGGGCGGTACTGGATATGGAGCCAATGCAAAAGTAACCACAACTGATACTAATGGCAGCATAACAGGAGTATCATATATTCCAAACGGAACCATATCTCTTGGTGGAAATGGGTATACTATTGGCGCAATAAAACCAACACAAAATGTGGCAGACCCTACGGTAATATCTTCGATTATCGCGGCAGGTGGATACTCAATTGGTACAGGGTTGCCACGGATTACAGTGACGTCAATAAACAACACAGCAGCCGGTGCTGTACTAATGGTCCCGGGTATTGTTGGTACTGGAGTTAATCTCAACCCAAACTACAATGGAGTTGGTAAAATAACGGAAATTATTGTAAGTGATTATGGTGAAGATTATACATCACGACCATTGGTATCATTGAACGTCCAAGATATACTAGTTAATGGATTATTAGGATTTGCAACCTCACAACTACCAGCTCGAGGTGATGTAATATATCAAGGCACATCTCAATCATCTGCGCTGTTTGTTGCTTATGTTGATTCTGTATATCCAGTATTAGCTAATTATAATAACGCCACCGATAATATATTTATTATTAGGGTTTATAATTACAATTCATCCCCAGTTGTTGGTCAAGCATTAAGTACTAACACATTAAATATGAATATGGTGTCGGGAATAACCAATGAACAATTATCAGCAATAAAGCTATCTAATGAGTTCCCTGGGCTGGATTTTAACCGATTCAACAACACACTGAACCCAGGATCGCTGATATATGGCGATGGGACAGCAAAAGCATCCGCAACATTCTTAAATGGACTAACTATAGGGAATGGTCAATACATAGATAGCTCAGGACAACCTAGCTCATTTAACGTATTACAGAGCGAAAACTATAATACGTTCACATACCAAATAACATTAGATAAGGAGATCGCCAAATATCGATCAACGCTATTGAACTTAATACACCCAATAGGCACTAAACTTGTGGGCAGATGTACACTATCATCAAATTCATCTATTGATTTTGGAGCATCAAGTAACACAACAACCGGACACACGTTACAATATTATAACAATGGCGAAAAGTCAACAATAACATCAATGGTCGCCAATGTATCTAATAAATCAATAAGTAGTAATGTTGTGTTCATCACTATGCCAGACATCACATCATTCATAGTACCAAACAAAACTAGAATAAACTTAACGTGCTATAATGGCCAAGTAATATCTTCATTAGTTGTTGGCATGGATAATGGTGTATTCGAAGATGAAATGTCCGAAAACAATTCTGAAGATTTGAACACAGAAACCGGAGTGGAAGACATACAGTCATATGGCGGAACATATGTGCGACTACAAGAAAATACTTGGGTAAATATAGCCAATGTTGCACACACCACGGCAATTGCTGGAAGTAATACCATCGCAATTAACTCAATTACCAACTCATACAACATTATAAATAATGGTAACTACCAGTACACAGACGGCCCTATTAGGGACATAGTCAGTGTCGGTGATGTGATATTAATTGCCAACAATGATCCGCTAACCGTATCTGGAGTATCTAATACTACAATCACCACCTCTACATATATAAGTAATACAGTAACTTCGTTGTTATCAGTAAACAAAACATTGGTAGCACATAGCGATAGTGTTGTACTATATGGACCACTTGGCGATATAGTACTGACTTACATTACAGACGAGCTAGGTAATTCATTAGCAACAGAACTTGGTTCAATTATATTAATAGGTTAAAACAAAAATGGCTACAATTAAAATATCACAACTACCATCCAATTCGTTAAATGCAAACACGTCCAATACAATATTTGTTTGTACGGACATACAAACGGCAATAACCTCTAGGATAACAGAAACACAACTGGCCAGCAGTTTGTACTCCACTAATGTATTGAATGTTGGCATAACCCCAGTAACATTACCTAATGTAATGGTACAGATTTATGGTACTGCATATAATGCCGCATTACAATTGAATAACCAAAATATGGCGAGCACTGGGTCAGTCGACTACATCGGCACCGCAGACGTAGGCACGAATTCTAATAACTATATTGATTTGGGTATTAATAATTCAACATATACTGATTCATCATATTCGTCCATGGGTGCACTCGATGGATACCTATACGTGAATGGGTCATCTAGTACATCGACGGATGGTAATCTAATAATAGGTACAGCATCCTCTGGGGGCAATGTAATAATCATTGCCGGGGGTACAACTTCTGCTAATATTATATGTAGGTTAAATAAGTCTTACATTGACGTTCTTAGGGACCTTCGAGTAACTGGTAATGTCATAATTTCCAATACAGCAACTTGCGGTACAGTAACATATGGGAAGCAAGTACTATCACCAAATTACATTACGGTAACTACTTCAGCGTTGGCCGTTCAGTTAAGCAATATATCATCAATGAATACGCTGTTGACCGCACCCAGCACAGCAACAGTAACGATCACAATGCCACAGAATCCAGTAAATGGACAATTATGCGGATTCGTGAATGCAAGTTCTAATGCAACAACATATGCAAGCGCAGCAGCCAACCCAACATTGATACCAACATTTGCTGGCGCAACAGCTATAGGCAAATCATTTAGATACTGCTATAATAGCGGATTAACATCATGGATTGCTGCGGCATAATAGGGACACCATATGGCAAATACAAATTTACTAACAAATTCATTTAGAGTTGCTCAAGTAGACCAGACATATTATTCACCAACTTCGGTTGTTTATGGATCTAATAATACCATCTCATCTACTTACTGCTTTCTTTCTAGAATAGACCCATGGAGTAACGACAATAATCCAGATATTCCGACAGATAGTCAGGCATATGTAAAACAGGTATACAAGAATATCTTTGTAGCAAAAAAGATCGAATCATCTGACATTAGTCCAGTTATCCAACGCAATAATTGGACGGCAAACACTATATATGACTACTATTCAGACACAGTAAACATGACAGATAAAGACCCCATTACCGGGGTAAATACAAAAAACTACTACATTAATAATAGTTACAACCAAGTATTCAAGTGCCTATGGAATGGTAACGGGAATCTATCAACACATGAACCTATTTTCCAGCCAGGCACTTACGGCACAAACAACATATACACCTCAACAGACAACTACAAATGGAAATACATGTACACCATAGATGTTGGTTCACAAATAAAGTTCATGGATAGTAAGTGGATACCAATCCCTGTTGATAAGTACACCTCGGACGCAGCAAACCCATTAACACATACTGCTGGGTATGGTGACATCGAAGTCATCAATGTTACTAATGGCGGCACCGGGTATACACCATCACAGACACCTACTGTCCGCATTATTGGGGATGGGTTTAATGCTACGGCTAATGTTGTTTTACATAATGGAGCAATATCCGATATTACAGTAAAATCTGCCGGATATAATTATACAACGGCAGTACCGACAATATCAATAAATGCAGGGGGTGGTGGTAGTGGTGCTGTAATAATAGCACCAATATCACCAGTAGGGGGACACGGAGCCGACCCCATTGCCGAATTGGGGTGCTGTAATATAATGTACACATGCACCTTCAACGGAAGTGAAGGTGGAAAAGTACCAACTACTATTGATTATAGACAAGTTGGTCTGATGATAAACCCAATTGACACGAATACAACACCAGAAACTGGTACTGATTCTATATATAAAGTGTCAACAGATTTTATATTATCATCAGGTAATGGGGAGTTTTTGTCCGATGAAAACATATCCCAAACCGACTCGACCGGTAATATATCATTTTCAGCCACATCATTATGCTTTGACACCGCAGCAAATATACTATCATTTATAAATGTCACTGGAATTCCTGTGATAAATAGACCTGTAATTGGTGCACTTTCCGGGTGTGCTAGAAATTTAGTAGGGATAGATCCTTCTATATTAGTACCCCAGTCTGGATACATCACATATATAGAGAACAGATCAGGAATACAAAGAAGTGTGGATGGAATCGAGCAAATTAAGTTTGTGCTTTCATTTTAATTACTAATATTAACTAATAAGAGAACTCTAATGGCATTAAACTTCAATATCGCCCCATTTTTTGATGACTTCGACCCATCCGACAATTACCACAGAATCCTGTTCCGACCAGGATATTCGGTACAAGCTCGAGAATTAACACAATCGCAAACAATTATACAAAACCAAATCACACAGTTTGCGTCATCGATATACACACAAAATACACCAATATCTGGCGGCAAAGTAACCACCAATCTTAAATGTCATTACGTTAAACTAAACCCAACATACGCAACTACTACAATATCTATAAGCTCACTCGCGGGGAGCTTAGTTACTGATGAACATGGAATCATAAAGGCTACGGTATTAGTAGCACAACAAAATCCAGGGAATACTGGACTATTCCCAACACTAATCTTGTCATATATCTCTGGACAACACTTCACAGATTCATCGCTATTGTGGACAAATGGAGTAGCAATAGGTACGGCGATAGGTATTGCTGGCGGGAACACATCTACCGGGAAATCATCGGTGGCGTCAATATCTGCAGGCGTGTTTTATGTCATCAATGGTTATAGTAATATCATAAAAAATAGTGTGCAGACAACATATAACGTAGGTAATTTTGTTAATGTCCAAGAACAAACAACAGTATTAGATGCATATGATAATACGCCATCACTCCGAATAGGTTTAAATATAAATGAAAATGTTGTAGATAGCTCATCAGATCCAACATTGCTCGACCCCGCCATAGGTGCATCTAATTTCCAAGCACCAGGTGCCTCCCGATATCAAATAACAGTAGCACTAGAAACTAGACAAACTACCGCAGGAGATGATTCAGGATTCATAGAGTTAGTACGAACTGCTAATGGTATTATAGTCAACCAAACGGACCAAACCGTATATTCAACTATTGATGACTATTTCGCAAAGCGAGATTTTGAAACAAATGGAGATTATATTGTCGAAGATTTCAAATTAACAACATCCCCTAGTATCAATGGGACAACCAATCAATACGACCTTAATATAGGAAAAGGCGTAGCATATGTCAGGGGATATAGGATAGAAAACCAATCTAATATTATACTAACCAGTGACAGAGCAAGGGAACGCGCAAATGTAGTATCGGACACTACCTATGTCACCTATGGTAATTATTTCGTTGTCGACACTACTAAGGGATTCTTCGATTTTGCCACAATACCATCAATAGATTTACATTGCGTAACTGCAGCAAACATAGTATCAACTAACTCAACTACATATAGTTCCACTTTAGTTGGTAGTGCATTAATACGACAGCTAGATTACCAATATGCTACAAATTTAGCATTAGCAAACACGTTTGTTTACAATGCTCACGTTTCAGACATTAACACATACTCACTAACTGGAAACTCAACCTCGGGTAGCAGCACAACTTCCATTACATTCTATGATATTACTGGTAAGTTTTCGAATGCCAATAATGCATACAATGGATCAACATTAACGATTAACAGCGGCACCGGGGCTAGTCAGGTAGTCGTGTTATCTGAATATAATGGATCAACTAAAACAGCAAAAGTAACCCCAACACTATTCGTTGCCCCAGACACGACCAGTACATTTACTATCGCATTCAATAAAACAAACACTAATTCTATAGTTCAGGCAAATGCCACATATGCACTAACGGCCAACGCTAACATAAATGTTAATGGTAAACAAGGGTACACCACTATTTTACAAAGTGCACAAAAACCAGAATTAATAGCTCAGCTTGGTATGTCATATGTTGGCAGTGCTACTAGTTCAAGTTATTACACAACCCAAACATTCAGAGGTCTTGGGTTTGATGGCAGTGGCAACCTAACAATAAAATCAAACAACAGTTCTTTGTTTATTGGTTCAGTGAACCAATCATTCTATGGAGAACCATTCAATCAGTTATTTACAGTAATAGACACAACTACTGGTAACACACTACCATTCAATGATTCTGGTAATTCTGCGATAGTACTTTCAAACACATCCATAAAGTTCGTAGCCCCAGCATATGCAGGCAAATCTAGCGGAATTGCTGTTATTGCTAGTATGTTTACACCCAGTGCGGACAACACTAATATATTTAAATATAAAACTATCATTAAAGGTAATACTACATATTCAGGAACATTCACCAACCCAAATAGTGTAGCAAACGTACAATTTACTGTGGCGGCAGGAAACCCATCAGGGCAGGTTCTTATATTACGAGCAGCGGTTAATACAATTAAGATCCCTCTGTACGTAGCTGATGTGAAAACAGTAGTAAAAGTATACGACATGAGAACCAGCGGAGTAACCCCAACAGGACTATTGTCACAATACACCGACATTACCACATCATTTACATTTAATGATGGACAGTTAGATTCACAATACCAACATTCATACATCAAATTACGGGAAGGATGCACTTTCCCAATAGGTGATATTATCGTGGTATTTAACTATTATCTACATTCTGGTGGTGATGGATATTTTAACATAAACTCATACATGAACGCAACACCACCAGAAACGTCTATAGCAAATATACCAGTATACGTGGCGTCAAATGGCATAACGTATAATTTAGGAGATTGTATAGATTTCCGACCAAGTCGAAAGAATATGATAGCTAACCCTGGCTGGGAATATACGGCAACAACAAATATTGACGGCAAAGATACACACGGGGTATTATTACCAAAAAACGAATCGGTGCACATGTGCAATTACTCATATTACTTAGGGAGAAAAGATAAGTTAATATTATCTAAAGACAAAGTTTTCTCAATAATTAAAGGAGCACCATCACTAAATCCAATATTCCCAACAGCACCTGCGGGATCGTTGGTTCTAGCTAATATCGCATTAGACCCATATACGTCATACGTACAAGGCGAAGGACCTTCTTCTTTATCTGGAGAAAGTGCACTTGGCGTGAGAATACCAACAATACCATCAAACCTGAGTATAGATAAAATACCACACAAGCGATGGGCTAAATCGGACATCACAGCATTACAGTCACAAGTAAATAATCTAGAATATTACACATCACTAAGTTTGATGGAACAACACACAAATGCACTGCAAGTCCCAGATTCGAAGGGACTCAATAGATTTAAAAATGGAATATTGGTAGACACCTTTGCCGACTTTAGCGCAGCCGATACCTCAAACCCAGATTATTCTGCAAACATAAACATTAGAAAAGGTCAACTATACCCAATAACAGAAATAGACAATTATCAATTACACCACGTAGATGTTCTTAACTCATTCAGCACCCACAAGGGCACCGATAATTATGCAGTAGATAGTCTGGGACATGGCACCACCAACATTTTCACACTACCATATAGCACAAATATACTTATTAATCAGCCGTTCGCTACGTCAGTAATATCCGCCAATCCATTTGATGTGATAACGTCTACAGGTGTCATGACTATTAACCCACCCATAGACAACTGGGTTAATAGCATAGAACCACCATCAATAACTATCAGCACACCGCACCTACAGATGGCACAATATCCAGGTGCTATGAACTTAACTAATGCAGGAGACTTTGCGTCACTTGTTGGAACCACAACAGCAACCAACCCATCACAGGGGGCGGTGACTCAATCATACATCAGTCAAACTGTCGGATTAACCACCGCCGAAGTATCAAAGGCGGTTTCCCAAGGACTTGTTACTAATAAAGGATATGTCACCAACTCTGCAGTAGCTCCATTTATAAGAGCGCAAGAACTTATCATAAGAGCTAAAGGACTAACGCACAACTCTCCAGTGTCATGTTGGTTCGATGGCACTAACGTTGACAAGTGGGTAACATCACCAAATGTTATCCTACTTAAAGATGTCACCGGAACATTCTACGATGACAACATCATAGGATTCTACGAATCAAACATTAGTACATTCTTTCCTATTGGTAGAGTAGTTTCTACTACAGTAACTAGCAGCAACACCGTTACGTTATATGTGGCAACTACAATAAACCCACCACCAGAATCAACATCAACATTATTAATAAATGCATATTTCGATTCACATGGTAACTTTTTACCAAATGGGACAACAGGTTCAGGTAATGTGGTTTTACCTGCCGGGTCTGGTGGTGGATTACACGCAATCCACCACAATGGGAAAGTAACACACGTTGGCGGCGGTTATACTCAGGTATTAAACCCTTTAACCGCCGCTGCTACAATATACAAATCACCATTAGTACCTACAGGTACACGTACAGCAAATGCGACAACTTGGGGTAAATATGGCTTCTCGGATTTCCTAAACCAGTATGGTGTATGGGACGCCATTCTCCCGCCAAATTCAAATGGTGGGACTTTTGCCGCATCACACAAAATTAATATAACTAAAGCAGGATCGTATTTAATAACAGCGGATTGCTATGGTTCGGCAACTATACAGGTGAACGGAACCACTGTACTGACACTACCCATGAAATATACGGGGACAGTATATACATACGCAGTAACATTAGCCGCAGGTATTAATACAATAAGTTGGTCCGCAGTAAACACACAAACCCTAAACTACTCAACATCAAGTGCGACTAGAGGATACTCTTCATTTGCTCTCACATTAGGCCCAGTAACTAGCCAAGGAGCGGACGGTGATGAATTTACTGACCCTAATGAGGCGAGCGAAGGTGAGGTGTATTTATTATTCAATACCGTCACTCCACCAAATTTATCATACACACCAGCAGCGGGCACTGAAACAGCAATGATCGGTGGCGGTTCGTATTATGAAAAAGTAACAAAATTAATATTGGATTTTGATGCACTAACCGCAGCAAATACAATATATGTTGGAAGCACAATAACGGTTAAAGCGTTTAGCATAACTGGATACACATATGGTGCAATGTACATACCACCATTACCAAAATACGCTGGCGATGGTGATCCTGTATATAGCGCAAATTATGCTAGTGATGTCAAAAAGTGGAACGCCGCATACGGCGTCGGAACACAACCACCAAAATACATCACGTCTACTGAATGGTTTCCTACTTTAATTACCGGATATGATAAAGCAACAAACACAATAACAGTACAAACCCCTGTTGATATTAGTATAGGCATTAATACAATATTTGGTGGTGATATAACGTCAACATATACTATAGATGGAGTTGAGTTTAGTACAGCAAATGCTATAGCTAAGGGCAACGCAATTCCGCAAAAATCCACAGACGACCACGGCCAGTTTGTGGGCATATTCAACGTGCCCGGATCAAATTTCTACAACGGACAGCGAACATTCCGATTAGATAACAGGACTGATCCAATGTCACCAGATACGGCAACAACATATGCCGAGGCTATATTCACATCAGGAAATATTTCTGGAGTAGAGAGCCTATCCGCGTCAATCGACGCATCAGCAATACCAATAATCCCAGTCGCACAACAGTCATTGTCACCAACAGCAAACCCAAATGTTTCAACTTTAGATGCGCTGGCCCAGTCATTTATAATAGATAAAAACACATACCCAAATGGGGTATTCGTTAGCTCGGTTGATCTATTCTTCCAGTCAAAAGATAAAGTCGCTGACATAAAAGTTTCTATAGTTGATACAATAAACGGAGTCCCTAATGGAAAATCATTACACTATTCGACCACAATACTGAAGCCTTCAGAGGTAGTTACATCAAATGCACCACATTACCTAAGTTCAACAACAGCAACAACATTCAAATTCCAAGCACCAGTTTACATACAGCCTGGTATATTGTATGCGATAATGATACAGTCATCATCAAAAAACTATACTCTATATTTTGGTGAACAAAACAAGACCATAGATGGTCTGTATAAGTCCACAGCACCAGCACAACCAGGTGGTGTCGTAACGGGAGTACCAAAGATTGGCGGTGCCCCATACATTGGTTCGTTGTTCGAGTCACAAAACTCAATCACATGGACACCAGACCAAACTAAAGATTTAATGTTTACTATAAAACAATGCGTGTTCAATACAAGTATAACACCAAGCTTGGACTTTGTGTTACCAATAAACTTACCAAAACGAAAATTAGGAACTAGTGATGTGTTGTATGGTATTAATCCAAATATAGTCTCCAACTTATATTCTAAATATACTGCAAACACACCAGTACACGCATTAAACTTTACTACCACAGAGTTCACACCAACAGCAACTAAAATAGATTACCAATATAGCACAACATTAACTAACACACTACAACCAACAGCATTTTCAAGTGTGTCCCCGGGTGGGTTTGCCGCACCAACTCAAGATAATTTGCATTTGAACGATGGACTCGGTGAGCGGATATTACTAAATACATCAAATAACTCTATCCAATTTCTAGCAAAACTGACATCTAATGATAAAAACGTCAGTCCAGTTCTTGCTGACGATGGGATAACCGCATATACTGTATTATATTATATCAATAATATGGGTATGGATACTAGCAAGATACAGATCACAAATACTGGTACTGGGTATAATGTAGCCACAATGAATGTCACAATATCAGCACCAGATGTTGGTAACAATCAAGCAGTGGTAGCATATAAAACAACATCAGGCAACCTCACATCAGTATATGTCACAAACCCAGGTTCGGGATACCTAACTACACCTACAATAACAATCAATGACCCAAGTACTAGATCAGGAAATGTTAATGCTGTTGTTACTGTATATGGAGAAACCTCAGCAAAGGGCGGAAATAGTTATGCAAAATATATAACTAAACCGGTGACGCTAACACCAGACAATGAATCTGGCGACCTTAGAGTATACTATACTGCATATAAACCAGCAGGGGCTGATATTGTAATATACTATAAGATACTTAACTCCGCAGACTCGTCAAAATTTACAGACCAACATTGGCAAATCATGACCCAAATCTCAAATAGAAATGTATATTCAACAGACAGATCAAATCTTATTGAATACCAATGGGCACCGGGAATACTCAACGCAGCCAATAACAATATATCATATGTCAGCACCAATGGACAAACCTATAATAAATTTGTACAGTTTGCCATAAAAGCGGTAATGTTAACTAATGACAATACTAATGTACCGTTCTTAAGTGATATTAGAGCATTAGCACTACCAAGCGGAACATACACATAATGTACGTTCAAATTACAGGAACTAACTTTATTAGAGATACAAATTCAATGGCAATCATTAACACGGATGTTAATGATAAGAACGAGTATTACAACAAAGTTAAACTACTAAGTCTCCAAAAACAAGAGATAAATACACTAAAAGAAGAGATCGACATCATCAAATCCGATATGTCCGAGATAAAGAATCTAATGGTCGAACTAATCAATAAGGTCTAGTAAATGGCAAATACAATAAACATCCTACAATATACAAACACTTTTGGCGATTGGATTGTTAACACAAACGCAATGGCTAATGAAATCAATTATATTGGATCCCAAGCATGGACAAAAGATTCCGGACTACTAACACTAAATGGAATACCATTGGGACTTCTTGTTAAAAATGACACCACAGTTGGTGGTAAATTATCAGTGACAGGGATAGGATCGTCGGCAAACATTAGCAACAACCTATGGGTCGGCGGTCAATTAACACTAGCCAATTCCGGATTGAGTATCTCCACATATGGCACCGCAAACATTGGAAGCACACTAACAGCTAACGGGACTGCGAATGGTCTTATAGTAGCCAATAACACATTAATGTATGGAAACACAACCATTTATGGCATCGGGAATATACTAGGCAGTGGTAATGCACTAACCGTAGCAAATAATGTTGTAATCGGAGCAAACACAACAACAAACAACCTCACAGTTACTAGTCGTAGTAACAACAACATACTCAACGCAAATACACTCACAATAGCAACAAACACAACAACATCAAATTTGATTGTTACTAGTACAGCAAATGTGACTAGTGCGAATGTGGGTACTTTGGTAGTTACCGGAGCATTAACAATAACAGGGAATTATATTCAATCAGGTCCGACAACATACACATCACCAACATTCACACTAAACTCAGGCGCAGCTGCACAGAATGCATCATACACCGTCAACAGATCAGCTGCCGGAGCAAACTCAGAAATACGATGGAACGAGTCTAGTTTGTATTGGGACATATTAGACGTGAATGCTAGTGGCACATATTCGAGAATAATGACCGCTAATATGATAAGCAGCTCTATCATATCAACAAGTACAACAACAATAGCATCATCAGCAGCGGCAAACACATTAAACAACTACATAAATTCAGCAAACACATGGGCACAAGGCAATGTTGGGTCAGCATTGTCACAAGCATTTGCTAATACAGGAGCTGGACTCAACGCAGCTAATACATGGACACAAGCCAATGTTGGATCAGCATTGTCACAAGCAAAATCATACACTGACAGTAAATCAGGATTTACCAATAGTATGACATTTTCTAGTGACGTTACAGTTGCCGGAAATTTAATAGTGAATGGAGCATCTGCATCATTTAACGTACAAAATATAATTGCAGTAGATAATAATATCACATTAGGCAACGTAGCAACACCAACAAATGTTACTGCCGATGGTGGTGGTGTTACTTTGATAGGCGCAACGAACAAAACACTTAATTATGACAACGCAAACACCGCATGGACAAGTTCTGAAAACGTTAATCTGTATACAGGAAAAGTTTATAAAATTGCGGGAACGACTGTATTATCAGGATCTACATTAGGTTCAGGTATTACCGCATCTAGTTTAACTAGCGTCGGTACCATATCATCAGGCACATGGTCCGGTTCATTTGGCACAGTATCGGGGGCTGCCTTAACATCATTAACTGCCGGTAATTTATTAGGAACTATCCCTAGTGCAGTATTAACAAATTCAACACACTACATTGGAACTACCGCAATTACATTAAGTCGAGCGACAGGTGCTCAGACATTAACCGGCGTTAATATTGATGGCACCGCAGGAAATACATCAGCATCACTAACAATAACTACCGGTGGCGCGGGTACAGCACCAGGCAGTACCTTTAATGGTGGAGCCGCAGTAACAATATCATATAATAGCATCGGAGCATCCCCGTTAGCAGGGTCGTCATCGTTAGTAACTACAGGTATTATAAGTACAGGAACATGGAACGCAGGTGTCATCGGTATTGCATATGGCGGCACAAACTCAACAGCAACAGCAACTGCAAATGGGATTGGTTATGGGACGGGAATTGCACATGCATATACAGCAAATTCAACATCAGCCGGTCAAGTATTAACAACAGTTGCTGCTGGTGGCATCCCATCATGGCAGTCTCAATTGACAACAACAAGTATCGCAAATACGTCAAATCTACCAATAACAGTTAGTGCTGGATGTATGCATTACCAATCTAGCGTAACAGCACAAGCAGTCGCAATAACAATTAACAACCCAACAGGCACCGCAGTCGATGGACAGAAATTAATTATAAGACTTAAGGATAATGGCGTGGTTCAAACTGTCACATGGCAATCATCATATAGAGCTATGGGTAGTTATCTCCCAGCATCAACTGTAGTAGCATCTAAAACTACTTATGTTGCTTGTGTATACAATGGTGCAGATTCAGTGTGGGATGTAGTTTCCGCAACTACCCAGTTCTAATAGGAGAACAATATGGCAGCAAGAACATTATATTGGGTTGGTGGTACCGGGACTTGGGATACAACTACAACACATTGGAGTCTGTTGTCACAGGGGTTTGTTGCATCATGCCCAACACCAACATCATTGGTTATAACTAGTGTAGCACCAACTGTCAACCTAGTAGCCGGCACTAAGGTTTACAACCAAATAAATGGACTGCTCGGAACTATTGTTTCCGGGAGTGGATTGACTTACGTGATATCAGGAGGAGCCATAGCGGGATCGCAGCTGATGACCGCAGCAGTCACTGGTGCAGCTGTACCAACGTCAATAGATACCGTAATCTTTGATGGTAATTCGTTTGGGTTTTTGCAATCTTCCTTCCTTAACATAGCGGGAACAACCACCGCAACCACATTAACACTAACAGCCGATACGCACTTACCTGCTGGGGTTGCAATATACGATGGCGATGGTGCAGTGCTGGGTACTATCACAACCACAGGAACAGGAACCGTTTTTGCACTTACCGGTGGGTCTTCTTCCACGATAAGATCAACGCTGACATCGTTGGATGCGGCAATGCCATATACAGTAACACATAGCATAGCATCGGCAGTTGCCTCCATTATTATGGATGGTCCAATAACTTTCGCAGGAACTGGCACATTAAATATTGCAAGTACACTCGGTGCTGGGTTAAGTATAGGCCAGTTCCGACAGGGATCGACCCTCCCAATCTGGAACAAGACAGGAGCGGTCACATTCAGCGGCACTAATGTAACATATGATGCTATTATTAACACATTTCTATCACCAATTATTATATCCGGTGCTACCACCGTTCTAGGTGGATCTGGTTGGTCATGTTCTGGTGGTTGGTCTGGTGGGTATACTGGACAACTACTTGGCTCTTACGGAACCGCAAATGCGTCAGCCAGCTCAGTCACATTAACTAGCGGAACCATTGACATAAGTGTTTACATCACATGTACCAATTATACACAGACAACAGGAACTAATAATGGATTAGAAATTCGATGTTCCTCTCTCGGAGGAAATGTCACGTTAAATGGCGGAACATTAAATTCATCATTCATATATTGCGGAGCATTTGTTATGTCAGGAGCAACCAGTATTAATTCTGGTTATACTGATTGCTCAACGTATGTCCAAAATGCAGGAACTAGTAATTATTTTGATATGACTGGCGGCATTTTCGCATCAGGTGCGATTACCCACTTTGCCGGGTTAATTGATGTAGGACTAATGGATTGTAGTAATTACATAGCCACAGGCACAACAGCAGCGAGTCTGAATGGTACAAACATCAATATTAATGGAAATAACTCAACAGTGGTGGCTGCAACAAACCCACTATGGACAACCAATTCAGCACTATCAGCATCTATTTTTAACTATACATACATCGGCGCAGTAGGCACTAGAATTATCACAGTACAAAGTCCTGGTGGTGCTGCAGTAACTCATTCATTCGGGTCAGCTACTGACATTGTCAGTATAACCACAGGATCAGTACTTTCCATTCTTGATCTGACTAATTTCACAGGAACAGTTGCCGGCGGAGATTTTTCATTAGATAACAGCTACAATAGTATTACGGCAGGGTGGGCAGGGACAATAACGCCGCCCACAATTTCACCAATAGGATGGACGAACACAGGAACAATCACATATATAGGGACAGGATCCACCTTCCAAGACACCTTACGCGGAATAGGTGTTGGTAGTACCATGACAACAACAGGGATAATAACTAACCCAATTGTAGCACAATGTACAGGAAGTGGTTCTCTTGGGTTTTCTCCCTTGTCACCGTGCATCATAACTACTGGGAGTTTTACATTAATATCAGGGACAGTGATAAGCAATAATAATTTAGTCTGTTCATCATTCACCATTACCCCTAATGCACTAACTAGGTATGTAGATTTTAGCTCTGGTGGTATTACTGTAACTGGTGGCGGCACGTCAATATCAGTACCCACGACTAGCGCAAATCTTGTAAATTGCAGTGTTGCTTCAGGGTCGATAATTAATATTGCTAATAGCTCAGCCACATTAACGCTATCTACAGGAACTCAAGCACCAACATATAACATAGCCAATAATGTTTGCAGCAATATTTCATGTAGCATAAATCCACAGACATTCGCCAATTCGAGAATACAAGCGATATTCAACTGCACATCAAGGACACTTACAGCAAATACCATAATATTAAATAGCTCGAATATAGCAGTTGGTCAAATATATACCACAAGCACATCAACATCTTTTAATATAACCCCAAGCGCAGGCAATATAACAGGATTACCAGGAGTAACAACACCAACCCAGCTTATGACAACAGGGACACGAGCATTAGTACAGGTGCCAGGTGCTCTTGGTGCTACGAATATGCGCAAGTTAGAAACAAACAGCATCACCATCAATACAGGCGATAATGTATACTACTCAGGACATTTAATTGGGAATGTCACTGCGGGCGGAACATACACATTATCTATACCAATTAACGTAACTAACATATTTTATGCACTTTCTTCAGTTCTTGTAGACATCGTGTCGCCGACATATTTTTCGGGTAACGTTGTCACATCATTCGTAAGCACATCCAGCATAACTGTACCAGTAAATTCAGCGATATATGACACATTGGGCACACTGGTTGGTAATATAACCACAGCAGGAACATACGTAGCAGCAACTCTTGTGCCGGTAGCAAATGGAATAACACGATCAGCACAAGTGCTTTCATATACCCCAACTGCAACAAATACCGTAAATCTAGTGTCTGGGCATTATTATGGAGGATTGTACTTTTACAATTTCAGCGGACATGTCCCAAATATTACATCTACCATATGTGGGGATTTATTGCTAAGTCCATCGATGGTGTTTATGTCCGGTGCGCAAGCAGGTGCAAATACATTAACATTTTCTGATAGTTTTAATGGACAGATGAGCATGATAACACCTAACGGACTAACAATAGACTGTCCAATAAACATTAAAGCTAATACAATGTCTACTATCTCATTAGGGTCGGATTTGATTATAGGGAGTACGAGAAATCTCTCACTAACATCAGGGAGTTTTTATGATAGTGGATGGTCTATAAATGTAGGGAGTTTCTCGTCGACAGGAACTGCGACAAGATCAATAGGGTTTGGTGGGACTTGGTCCATTGCGGGGACAGGCGCTTGCTGGAACATATCAGGAACAGGAATAACTACTAGCTTCGTATATGCTGGCTCGAACGGAATGTCTACTGGTCATGAATATACTAATATTGTGTTGACTGATTCCTCTACTGCAGGTAGAACTTTTGCCGGAAATAGCCTGCAGTACGGCACAGTACAGATAGGAACCACTCCAGGTGATGCAACAGCATCAATCACAACATTCACAGGAAACAATAGTTTCTATAGTTTGATCAATAATAAGGCTTCAGGAACTATTAAATTTACGGCAGGATCAACCACGAATACTGCTCTTTTCCAGCTACAAGGTGCTACTATTACATCAGATACCACAGCAGTTCATTATTTAGTAAACAATAGTGCATTATATGTGCCACCTATTTCACTCAATTACAAAAATGATTGGCTATGTGAACCAATAACCCTTTCATATAGCGCAGCATCATCTAACCCCAACACAGTAAAGTGCTTCGCGGGGGCGACTTCAACATTTGGAACATCAGTAAGCGGGTGGATACATGGATACCCATCAACCGGTTCATTTTTTGATGTATTTTGAATATTACTATTATATAAATATATAATATAAATGCCATAAGGAATATTACATGTCAGCAGCATACTCGAATCTTTTTATGGACCAGGGATCAACATTCCAAACATCAATAGTATTAAATGATGCGTCGGGTAATGCGTATAATTTGACTAATGTGGTTGTACATAGTACAATTAGAAAATCATATACTTCAGCAAATGCCACTGCTGTATTCCAGACTACATTAAATACAGGTAGTGGCACTGTAACATTAGATCTTGGTGCCAACACCACGGCCAACATTGCTAGTGGTAGATATGTGTATGATGCTATGTTAACTAATAACCTAACTCAGGTATCCACCAGAATATTAGAAGGTATAATACAAGTTTCACCTTCGGTCACCAGATAACTATGCCGACTGTAACGATAACCCAACCAGCCATAATAACAGTTAGGGTTGGTGGTGGAATAATACCTAGAGTTACTGAAATAACCACCGTATCAACGTCACCACCAATAGTCAAAGTTGATAATGGCGCACAACAAAGAGTATCTTCTGTTAATTCGTCTATAAATTCATTAAGCCACCTAAGTGATGTTAATATGATTGGGGCCATAGATGGGTCTGTTGTTGTTTATCAAGCAAACACAAATAATTTTGTAGTAGAAACACTAACATCAGTTTTAAATACCATCGTGGATGGTGGAGCATTCTAATAAGGAAAAACTATGGCTAACACTAAAATACTAATAAAAAGATCGACAACCACAACCACACCAGCCACTAGTTCATTACAGGCGGGTGAACTCGCATATTCATATCTATCTAATACAGCATTCATTGGCAACTCTGATGGCATTGGCGTACTCAAGATTGGCGGAGCATCATACACAGCAGCTATAGATGCAGCAACAACGTCTAATACAGCATCAACAATAGTAAAACGAGACGTTAATGGTTCATTTTCAGGAAACCTAATTGGTAACGCCACTAGTTCATCTTCACTGAATGCCCCACAAAACTTCTCTATCTCTGGTGGCGACATAGCAGCAGCAACAGTAGCATTCTCCGGAAACAATGCAGTTGCACTTAATGCAAGTTTAAATGCTGTGCCTGGACTCACTGCTGGATCTGTCGGTTCATCGTCATCAATACCAGTAATAGCATATGGTGCTAATGGTAGAATTCTTTCCGTATCATCTGCTTCTATTGGAACAGCAACAGTAACAGTATCAGGAAATACCGGAACAGATACATTCGGAAGTACATTAACATTTCAGGGCGGTGGTACTGGTATAACCACAATAGTATCGGGTGCGGTCGGTGCCCCAATAGTAACGATCAATACAGATAACACAGTATTACGCGCTAATACTTCAGTTGGTACACAAATAATAAACTCAGAATTATCCATACCATCTAACAATGTATCTATTGGAGGCACATTAACGGTATCCAACCTGAATGTTTCAGGTGCTATTATTCAAACTAACGCAACATCAACGATGAACGTTAACGACCCGATAATGTATCTTGCCGCTAATAATTCAGGGAATGCTGTTGATATAGGCATGGTTGGTCACTTTGTTGGGCAAGGTACTTCCACATATTCACACTACCAACATACAGGATTTGTTCGTGATTTTAATGATAACAAGTGGAAATTGTTCAGTAACGTATCATCAGAACCAACAACAACCGTCGTGTTTGATGCGACCACATTATATGATGTCATAAAAACTGGTGGACTTGACGCATCAGGTGGCAACATCACTTCAGCCAACTCAATTACAGCGGTATCGTTAGCATTAACAACAGCACTGCCGGTAGCTTCTGGTGGTATAGGTATTAACACATTACCAGCAAATCAGATATTGCTAGGTTCTGGTACTAATGCAATTCAGGCTCTAGCTAACGTAACGGCGATATCAGCAACATCAATAACTAACAACCAAACGCTCTCAGCATTAACAACCGATACGTATGGTCGGGTATTAACATTCACAACGCAAGCAATTGGCGGATTAACTGTATCCCAAGGTGGCACAGGCAATACAGCATTTACGGCAGGGTCTATTTTAGTAGGCAATGGCACCGGCGCATTATCTGTATTAGCAAATACAACATATACCGCAACAGGATCTGCCGCATATAACAACACAATAACATCACTAACAGTTGATGCGTATGGACGACTAACCGCAGCAACATATTCAGCGATTTCTGGGTTAACTGTTACTCAAGGTGGTACCGGACTTACTACTGCAACTACCAATGGAATTACATTTGGTAATGGTGCCAGTGCTATTGGTGTTACTGCCGCCGCAGGTACTGCTGACCAGACGTTTTCTACTCAAATACTAACAGCAACTAATGCAGGTGTTCCTATTTGGGCATCGGCTCTCGATGGCGGCCAATTCTAGGAACATATATATTTGATTTATAGGAATATCAAATGCCCGAAAAGTACATGAATTATTATGTTGAATTGTTGAGTGCTACCGTAAATGATATCGTTCTTAGAAACATCTCGCTCCAAGCAAATGCAAAGATTAGTGATGACGTTATTGCTGAACAACAACAACATGTACAAAATGCAATAGAACAACAAAACACCATCAATGATCTCAATAGTCAAATATCCACAATGCAACAAAGCATAACAGCGGTCGAAGAGTCCAAACATCAGCTAGCACATATAGACACATTCAGAAGTGAATTGATTAAAGCTAGAAAAGAAAATGATGATCTACATGACTACTATGACAGACTAGTTACTGAGCTTAATAGTCAAATAACATACTTGGAATTAACACCTGCACAACGAAAGAAGATAAACAAAATAAATACGCACGAGTTATCACCAATCGTAAAAGATGGCGGGGCGTTCTAATATATGGCAAATACCTCAGTATTAATAAAAAGATCGTCAGTCACTGGAAGAACACCATCGTCTTTGGTTTTAGGGGAACTGGCGATAAACTATACCGATGGTAAATTGTTTTATAGTAATGGCACTAATGTATTATCAATATCCGGCGGAGGTTCATCATCAAGCTCCTTCTCTACTATTAGTGATGGCACGAACTTAATAGTAGCGACAACACCAACAAACACACTACTGATATCTGGGTCTAATGGCATTAGGGTATTGGGAGATGGTACCGCAAAATCTATTACTATTGGGCTACCAGCACCAGGAGCATCTGGTAACGTACTGACATCAACAGGGAGTACATGGCAATCATCAGCCGTTAGTGGTGGAGGCGGATCTTCAACCGTAACAATCAGCCCAGCTTTTGTTGCAGCAACTTCAACGCTAACCCCAGCAGTAGGGACGACAGGTGCTCAGATATTAACAGGAGTAACCACACAAAATCAACTTATTAACATACTGACACCAACAGGAACCCCACAAGAAGGACAGAAACTTGTAATTAGAATTAAAGATAGTGCACCAGCGGTAGGGTGGGGTATTATCTGGTCGGCGAGCTATACAGCAATTGGATGCTACTTACCGGGAATTACTGTACCAAGTAAAACAATGTATATAGGATGTATGTATAATTCAGGAACAACAAGTTGGGATGTTGTATCTGTAACTATTGGATTTTAGTGAGGTAATATGGCAGCAAGAACATTATATTGGGTTGGTGGTACCGGGTCTTGGGACCTCACCACGACACATTGGTCACTAAGTTCCGGTGGTGCTGGTGGGGTGGCAGCACCAACGACAACAGATTTTATAAATTTTGATATAAATTCTAACGGGATGGGTGGTGGCGCCACAGCATATACTGTAACCAGAACAGCAACAATAACACCAGTATCTGTTGATATGGATGAAAATATCACATTTGCCGGAACTTCAGGATTCTCGTTCGCATCAGGGGCAGATGGTATTCGTGTCGGACAAGCTACCCAAGCTGGACACATTCTTCCCGCTTATACAAATACCGGTACTATTGCAGTATTAGGACTCGGCACAAATGTATATGGGGGAGGGACGTTGTCAATAACAACATCCAATATACCAAGCTGCTCTGTCACATTTTCAGGAAACCTCTCGGTTATTGGTGGGGTAGGTATAACAACCACAGGAACTTTAACACAATCTAGTTCGGGCAGCACAAACAACTGCAACTATATGATATGCGGTATTTATATACATTCAGGTGGGTTCAATAACTCTGGAGTAACGACAGTGTCTGGTGCATGTACACACACAGGGGGTGTCATTTACTGCTATTTAACGTGTGGTAGTTATATAGCAGCCAGCGGGAGTGGAACTCTTTTATCATCACAAACCATAATAACAGGATCTGGTATATCCGTAGTCACCATTAGCTCAACCACATGGAACACGAACATGGGGGCGGCTATACCAGGTGGTTTTGTGTTGGTTGGGGGGACGCCAATGCTGGTGAGTTTTTATTACACATATGCCGGAAATGTTGGAACAAGGACTATAGTTTCAACGGCCACAAATGCGGTATGGACAAATCATTTTTTTGGAACGCCAGCAAACCCTGGCGGGGCAGCAGATACTATTGCATTTAGCGGAACTGTAGCTATGAAGTCCGGGGGTTTTGATTTTAGTGGATGTGGTATGATTACAGTTACAGGGACATGTGCATTCACTCTGGATAGCACTAATGCACCAGGCAACGTTGTAGCAACAAGACCGATGAACTGGACACATAGTGGTGTCCTTACTTATTTAAATACGCTAACTGATGCGACCCCATTTAATAGTGGGACAACACAGGGTGACTTTTGGTGCATTATACCAAACTCAATCATAGTTAATTTACCATCGTTTGTGAATAACGTGCAAATTATCGCACTCAACGTAAGGTCAACAGGACTACTAACATTAACGCAAGGACAAATATCAACCAATTATGGCGAATATTGCCAATTTGGTACTTTTATAGTAACATCTAATTCCAATTATAGATGGATCGATTTTATGGCTTCGGGATTAACACTCACAGGAGCAGGACTTAATGCAAATATTGTTCCAGCAACTCAAACCAATTACGCAGTCACCAAGTCTTCCATTATAAATGTCGCTACCGGTGGTGCAGCAGCAACCACTATTACACCAGGAACCCAACAACTAACACAAAGTTTATTAGGGACCAGTTTAGTAGATACACTAACTATCCTTAATGATATTTTCACAATAATCCCACCAAACGCTAGAATTATCGATGCCACTAACTCCGATATAGGATATATAACAAGTATCATGAATGGCTTTAACTGGTATTACCCATCATATCGGTTTGATTATGAATATGTCGGGGGAATGTCAAGAGCACAACAAACAATGGCGGCAGTGATGCCACTAACAGGGTCGTCCGATGGGACTAATTTGACCATAACAAGTCCTGGCTATATTGTAGCCGCAAACAATTTACTATTATCATCTACTCACACCCCCGTAGGCACTATTACTGCTGGTGGACTAGTCAGTAGCTCAGTTTTAGTTAGTATATCATCAGCCATCGCGTCAGCAACACAAACAATGTATGAGGCTTTTCCAATTACTGCCACATCTAATGCAACGTATTTGACTGTATTAACATCACCAAACGGTACTGTGAATTTCAAATCTGGACAGTATGTATATAACACAACATCTGGCACATTAGTTGGTACTATTATCAATAGTGGCAGCGCTTATATCAACCAAACAATAGCAATAAGTGGCGGCGTGAATAATGTAACGAGCATATCCGCAGCACTAATTATACAAACTCTGCCATTAGCAGCTGTGTCAGTTGGCTCTGCACTTAGTGTATCTGGAGCTGGTGCTACGTTAACCACCGGGCAACAAATAAAAGATACCGTTGGTAATCTTATCGGAACTATCCAATCAGGTGGAACAGGTACTACGTTCGCACTCAATGTTGGAGCATCAATAATTGGCTCATCAAATTTAAGAGCAATATGCGCAGATTTCATCGGATCAACTATTGGTAAAATATATATACAAACGCCGGCACTTACTTATTTAGAGGCAGATTCCCCAGTAATGGATGCAAATTATAATGTACTCGGCTATGTTTATTCACCAGGAGTACCATTATTATATTGGAATAACTTTTATATTACAACAATCCCATGTAGTGCTTCACCTGTCCTGTCATCAGCGTTTGCAAGTTCTTCTACATTAGCATTGTCTACTCTGCAATCATTGATAACCAAAGTGCCCACCACAATGCTGACATCTTCTAATTTTGATTGGAATGTGATGCCTAGTCAGTCATTTGTCGGCAAAGTAGTAACTACATTGACCGGAGCAACTAGCATAGCAACTAGCGCAAATACACGAGGAATAATTAATTCTAGTAATGTTATTGTTGGTGTGTTTGATACAACATCAACCGGCACATTGTCTGCGACACTAACATCGGCAATAGCAAATAGCACAACACAAACTTACACTGTATGTGATGTGTTCCATGTCGTAAGTTCTTCCGGCAATAATATTACAATTAACGATACAACAACACACACTACCCTGGTGGCAGGAACCAAAATATATAACTCCGTTGGGCAGTATATAGCAAACATCATAAGTGGTAGCGGCACTAATTATATAATGAATGGACCATTCTACAGTGGGGGGTTTCCTATAGCGGCAGTACCCCCAATCGCAGTAACAACTAGTGGGATAATATCCGCAACTTTGAATATAATATCACCAGCTGGCGGTATTGTTGTACCGACAAATGCACAGGTTTATGACTACTATAATACACATATAGGCACCATATCAGGTGCGGCATCGAGCACATCATTCCCATTGCTCCCATACTACCTACCATTAGATGAATCATATACCACAAGTGTCGGATATGATGCATATGATCCAATAACTACTGGACCAGCACAAACAAGACCAATACAACAAATGTCAGCTACTATCACAAATGCTTACACATTAACAATTACCACAAGCAGCCAGCTTGGGTCTTTGAGTTTCAACAGATTCGTAGGTGCTCTTTCTGGACTAGCGACAGAATCATTTACGGTAAATGGGTCTTTGTCATTATGTAAAAATATGGGATGGTCAACTACTGGCACATTATATATGGCTAATGATAATAATACAAATTCTATATCTACCAATGGCACTACACTTGGTTGCCCGGTAGTTTTCAACACACCATTTAGCCAAGCATGGGGAACATGGGTAACTGTTGGAAACTTCACAACATCACAAATGGTAACACTATCTGGGGGGGATTTAATTATATCCGGATTTACTTTTTCTTGCCCCACATTACAAATTACCGGATCTACTAGATGTAGTCTACAGTGGGGACAGGCATACTCAGTTACTGGACAGAATACATCGATACTTAGTTTAACTGGTTCCGGTGTATGTTTAAGTACTCCTAGCACTAATTTTTCATCAATAGGTTTATGGGGGCAAATCAATTTAGATAATAACACAACAACAACGAGAACAATTAATGGAGGTTCCGGAAACTATCCGGGGATACAAATAGGACCTACCGGCAGTATGACCAATTCAATAACCGTAATAAATGGTGGATCGTATCAAGACATTTGGTCACCAAAAATAGGCGCACACACCGTTCAGTTCACCGCAGGGACAACTTCATATTTTACTAAATGGAATTTGTCGGGTACTTCCGGAAACCCGGTGACAATATCATCAACAACAGCATCTTATCATTATTTGGTTGGTATTGGTATGAATGAATGTAATGCTGACTATTTAAATATTTCGTGGAGTATCGCAATGTGGAATAATACGGGGGACCCAAGATATCATAAAACTTGGTTTGCAGGACCAGCCAACCATTCATCAAAAGATATTAATACCAGTGGGTGGATACTCACTTACCCAAATAAAGGATCAATGTTGGATGTATTTTAATTGACAAGTATGATAATGCATAAATAGTACAATAACCTAAAGAGTTCAATATGGCAACGATCAGTAGTAGAGAAGATTTTAAGAATTACTGTCTAAGAAGACTTGGTGCTCCTGTCATTGAAATAAATGTGGACGAAGAGCAAATTGAAGATCGAATAGATGATGCACTCCAGTACTGGACGGATACGCATTTTGATGGTATGCAGAAAGTATACTACATTAAACAAATACAGCAATCAGATATCGACAATAAATTTCTTGATCTGAGTCAATCTAAAGATGCACTTGGTAACCCAATGGAAATCATTGGTGTTACACGAATATTTCCAATATCAGATTCACAATCTACCATTAATATGTTCGACCTTAGATATCAACTTAGATTGAATGAATTGTACGATTTCACATCTACATCATATATCAACTATACTATGACTATGCAGCATTTGCGTGATCTTGAGATAATGTTTACTGGTGAAGTTTTTATACGTTTCCAGAGACATATGCAAAAGTTGTTCATTGATTGGTCATGGGGTAAACAAGATTGTCCAGTGGGTACTGTTGTTATAGCTGAATGTTATGCAGCAATTAATCCAGATGTGTACAAGGGAGTATGGTCTGACCGTTGGCTGAAAGAATATGCCACAGCATTAATAAAGAGAACTTGGGGCACTAATATGTCTAAGTTCGAAGGGTTACAATTACCTGGTGGTGTTAGTCTTAATGGCACTAAAATGTATGACGAAGCACTAGTTGAGATTGAAAGATTAGAGCGAGAAATGGAAATGAACTATGGTGCTCCTTTAGATTGGTACACAAATTAGTTGTTATAAATCAATAACTTAGGAACATTCATGGCAATATCACACTATTTCGGAAACTATTCAAACATAGGTGAGCAACGAATCATAGAAGATTTGATTGTCGAGTCTATTAAAATCCAAGGTTTTGATGCGTACTATCTACCCAATGATAATGATGCGGCCCGTGATTTGCTTTATGGCGAAGACCCAGTAAAGAAATTCGGATCAGCATTCCCGGTTGAGATGTACCTTTCTAATGTTTCTGACTACGGCGGAGAGAAAGACTTCTTCTCTAAGTTTGGTCTGGAAATCAAGAATACTGTTAGTGTTATTCTATCTAAGAGAGCATTCTCACAAAGAGTGCCACAGAACACATTCACACGACCACGAGAAGGTGATTTGGTTTATATACCAGTTACTAATGGTGTTGGTGAATTGTTCGAAATCAAATTCACTAATCAGAATAAAGACTTTAGTATGCTCGGAAGAAAAGTGCCATACTTCTATGAGTTAGAAATGGAGAAATTCAAATACTCACATGAAATCATAAACACGGGTATAGCGGACATAGACTCTATTGTCACTGAATCTAGTTACACGTTACATCTTAATACTGGAGTTGGTGCTGGAAATTATATCACCCAAGAAATAGTATTCCAATCAGCAGATCTCACATTAGCAAATGCCACATCATATGGTACAGTACAATCATGGACACCGTTATCTAATTTACTGTCAGTGACAAACATATTTGGTGCGTTTGTAGATAATCATCTTATATATGGCAATTCCAGTCAGGCCCAGTATTGGTTGACCACATTTGACCCACTACAATCCCCTGCTATTAAAGAGAACTATGATAACAAGTTCATTAATGTATCTGCTAATAATATACTAAATACATCTGAAATCAATTCTTTTGGATCATTATAATGACATATAACAGAGTTATTCGTAATGTTACTACAGCTTTTAGTGATTTATTCTCGAATATCACACTAATCCGATACAACCCCGACGATACTGAGCAAGAACGATTTGTGGTCCCTATTGCACACGCAGCTAAAGAATTGTATGTGATGAGGTTGCAAGGTGATCCTGATGCTGATAAGAAAATCCAGATGACACTTCCTAGAATGTCGTTTGAGATGACAGGAATATCGTACGATAGTGCACGAAAACAGAATACCAATATCAAGAACTTCAATCAGGTCGGGGGCGTTGTCAATTCTCAGTATAATCCAGTTCCATATGACATAGATTATTCATTATACATATATGTGAGGAATATTGAAGACGGCACACAAATTATTGAACACATATTACCATTCTTCACGCCAGATTACACAATAAAGATCAATTTGATACCACAAATGGGTATCACAAAAGAGATCCCAATTATACTCACCGACACAAATTATGAGATAACATATGAAGGTGATAGTAGCTCAGATACTAGGGTGGTTATATGGACATTAAATTTCAAAGCAAAAGCTTTTCTGTATAGGGATGTTACTACAGTTGGATTGATTAAGAAGGTGAATATTAATATGTTTGATATGGACTCTAAAACATTATATTCACAGACCATTTGTACTATATACCCATATACAGCAAACGCAATGGGGCCATACATAATACAAACTACCACGACCGAACCGATGCCAAATACTAGCGTTGTCGTAGCATACTCGGCGACTTCCGACCTAATGTTGAGTTTTGGCCCTCTTCTGGATTTACTATAAGGACAATAAATGACACAAATTCTAAAATTCAGAAGATATCCAGACACACAAATAGCTAACATAATTGGCGCAGATGGTGAGTTAATTGTAGATACTACAAAGAAAACAATAACTGTACACGATGGTATTACATTAGGTGGGGCATCATTAGCAACAGAAGCATATGTCGATACAAGAATCAATAACGATTATATTCAACTTTCTATATTGGGTTCTGATATTATTGCGTTACGAGCAAATGATGGAATAACACTAGCTTCATCTAAATTATATACAGATGGTGCTAATACATTCCTTCAAGCAAATGATGGAATAACACTAGCTTCATCTAAATTATATACAGATGGTGCTAATACATTCCTTCAAGCAAATGATGGAATAACACTAGCTTCATCTAAATTATATACAGATGGC